ATGAATTAAAAAGCGCACTAAAGAGGGATATTATGTTCGTAAATGCTTGACAAATGCAGATGACAGCCTTACAATAGATATGTGCACTTATATATGCTTATAACGCGCACTAATTATACTGTAGTATATAAAATTCAGAGGGGGTGAGAGCCTTGTCAAAACGTACAACGGAATTACAAATGCAAATTATTGAGCGACTTTCACAGGGAATGGGGCGGCGTGAAATTGCCAAAGAGTTAGGTTGTAACGTCCAGACGGTAGATAGGGCAAAAGCGAACCCAGAACTCAAAGAACATTTTTACAAGCAATGTGCGGCGGAAATGGAGAATCTTATACCTCTGGCAGTTAAGGCATTGGCTGATATTTTGGAGGGTGAGGCACAAGAGAGCGTCAAGGTTGCGGCGGCGCGTGAGGTTTTGAACCGTTCGCAACTGCATGAGGTAACGGCGATAAAATCCGAGCCGATTGTCTTAAAAGTGCAGTACGATTAAAAAGTACGCCTTTTCTATAAAACACGCACTTTTATGAGAAAACCTGTATTTATGCGGTTTTCAAGGCTTGATAAAACGCACTTTTATAAAACGCGAACTTTATCATTGACAAAACGCGTACTTTTCTGTTATTCTTGTCATGGAGATTTAACCAGACAAACAACAGGAGGTTTTGACAATGACAAGAGTATTAGAGGTAAGCGAGTACAGGGCAATCATGCGGCTACTAAATGAGGGCTTCGAGCATGAGGGTGGGCGTTTCCGTCCAAACAGGCAGATAGCACTAGCCTTGAGCCTACAGGCCAGTTTGGGCTTGCGTATCGGTGACGTACTGGAATTGCGCGTGAGCAGTTTCCGAGGCGGCAAACTTGAGCAGAAAGAGGAAAAGACGGGCAAGCTCCAATATAGGGAAATCAACCCCGCCGTGAGTGAGGCCGTCAAGGATTATGCGCTTGAGTGCAAACTGAACCCCACAGATAAATTATTTACAATCAAGGTGCGAGGGGTGCAAAAACAGCTTGCCATAATCACGGCACATATGGGGCTTGAGAATATCGGCACTCACTCATTCCGTAAGATGTTCGCAACAAAGGTGTATGAGGATAACGGAAACAATATTGAGCTACTCAAGGAACTGTTAAACCATACATCTATAGCCACAACACAGCGATATATCCGAGTGAGCCAACAGGCCATAAACAAGGCAAGCGCAAGCGTGAATTTTATGGGTGATGATGATGGAGATAACGGCGAAATTTAACAAAGCGTTCAAAGAGGCGAACGAGAGCCAACACAGATACAAATTATTGCTAGGGAGTGCCGGGAGTGGTAAGAGCGTTAATGTCGCACAGGATTTTATTCTCAAACTCTCCCGGCCAGAGTACGCCGGATGTAGTCTATTAGTGGTAAGGAATACAGAGGTATCTCATATAAATAGCACATTTGCAGAATTAAACGGTGCTATAGACAGGATGGGCTTACGGCCATTTTGGGAGAGCCGACTGCAACCCTTGAGCCTCCGAAACACGGTGACAGGCAACCATATCATTTTTCGAGGCGCGAACGATGCAAAGGCTATAGAACGTCTCAAGAGCGTAACCGTTCCGGGCTTGGGTAAATTGGTGTGGGTTTGGGTAGAGGAATCCACCGAGATAAAACAATCCGACCTTGACACCATAGATGACCGCCTCCGGGGTAAATTGCCGGATAACCACTATTTTCAAATTACCATGTCATTCAATCCGACAAATGCCTCACATTGGTTAAAATCGGCGTTTTGGGATTATGAAAGTGATGATATTTTCAAACTAAAAACAACTTACTTGGATAATCGTTTTATTGATGATGCGTTCAAAAAGAGGCTTGAGAGATTAAAGGAATTTGACCCAGAGCGTTATGAGGTTTATGCACTTGGAAATTGGGGAGCTACAGGCGGCATTATTTTTCAAAATGTCCAGTTTGGCGATTATGCCCGGATGGAGTTTGAGGATTATTCAATAGGTTGTGATTTTGGATTTACACATGCAACCGTGGTATTGCTTATTGGTTGGTGCGATGGTGCGCCGTATATAATTCGTGAGGTGTACGCAACTGACATAACAACGGATGAAATTATAGAGCTATGCGATAAAGCGGATATTCCAAAGGATGTTTTAATGGCTTGCGATAGTGCAGAGCCGGACAGAATCCTCTCATTAAAAAGAGCCGGGTATCGAGCGTTCCCGGTGAAAAAAGAAAAGAACTCAATCAAGAATCAAATATCATGGTTAAAAAATCGGTGTATATATGTAGATGGACGTTGCGCCCACACTATGAAAGAAATCCAGTCATATAAATGGCGTAAATGTCCCACAAGTGGCGAATATACAGATGAACCAGTAAAAATAAATGATGATTGTATGGCCGCGCTCCGTTATTCGTGCGAATTGCAACGCAAGGCCGCAAAAATTCAATCAATTCCAAAGGAGGCGTTAGGGATATGGTAATCAAAACAGGCAAGGCCGTTACAAATTCTTTTATTGTCGAGGCGATAAATAAAAAGTTAGCAGATAATCCGCGCCTCAATCGACTGCATGATTATTACATGGGCAAACATGATATTTTGCTCCGGCATTATGATGACCCTACAAAGCCTAACAATAGAACCGTTGCGAACTACTGCCGCAAGATTGCTGATTTTTTAACAGCTTTCTTAGTTGGCGTAAGCATAAAGTATGAAGCTCCACAACAAATACTAGATACTTTGAATTTTAATGATGAATCTGAACATACGCAGGAAGTTGTACGGAATCTTAATATTTTTGGCATGGGAGCAGAACTACATTATACAGACACGGATGGCCTCCCACGCTTCGCAAACATTGACCCAAGAGAGAGCATATTCATCACTGATGACACAATAGAGGCGAATTTAATTGCATATATCCGATTTTACCCAAACGCAGACGAACCCGACCTCTACAATGTGATTCTATATGACAACGATAATTATACAGAATATCGCCTCTCTCAAGCCGTGAGTGAGCTAACACAGCTTGCTACTACTCCACACTACTACAAAGATGTTCCGGCGGTTATGTACCAAAACGGCAAAGAGATGGAGGGTGCGTTCGAGGGCGTTATCCCATTGCAAAATGCCTTGAATACAATCCTATCAGATGAAACAAACGATTTTGAGGCGTTCTCTGATGCAATTTTAGTCTTGACTGGTTTGCTGCAAACAAAGCCAGAGGATATTGCCAAGATGAAACAAGACAGAGTTTTGTTGCTTGATGGTGAAACATCCGCGCAATGGCTTATTAAAAACCAAAATAGCCAGCACAACAAAGAATTAAAAGAATCTTTTGTATCAAAAATCCATGAGTTAGGTTGCGTTCCAGATGTTGAGAAATTAGGCAGTATTGGCAGTAGTGGTGTGGCTTTAAGATACAAACTCATGCACACAGAAATGTATGCGGCAAAACAAGAGAGAGCTATCCAACGTGGACTACAACGGCGTATCGAGCTACTTTACAATCTTTTAACTATTGCAGACCCTGATATGGGTACATTTTGGGATGTAGGTATTGAGTTTGAGCGGAATTACATCATGCTATCAGATGACGCGCTAAATCAAAAACGACTTGATTTGAACCTTGTTGAAAATGGGTTGTTAAGCCGTGAAACATTCTTACTGCAACATAAAGGAATGACACCAGAAGAAGCCCAAAGAGAATTGCAACGTGTCGCATTAGAAAGTTATCAAGGTGTTTACAACGCACATCATGTAAGCAGTTTTGCACCAGAGTTAATCGAAAAACACATAGAAGATTATCAAATGTACAGAGAATTGGAAAGAGAAAGGATGAATTAAATGTTAGACGAATTGAACACCACGCCGATGGGCGAGGATGACGAAACTACCAAAGTAACAGATGACATGTCAATGTCCGAGGAACGGACACAGACAGACCCAATGAGCGACCCTGCAATATTGGAATTTATCCAAAAACAGATTGCAGAGGGAATACAAAAGGCGTTAAAAGGGCGGCCACCAAAGGCGAACACGTTACCCATTAGCGCAACCGAAAAAGCGGAATTTGAACGCATGAGCTACAAACAGCGTGTGCAATTATTCCAAAGTAACCCACAAACATACTACAAATTAGTGAAAGGTGGAATCTAATATGGACAATACAACATTAGCAAGTAATATGATAATTCCAGAAGTTATGAGCGACATGATTAGCGCAGAGCTTGAGGCAAAGCTCCGGGCAACCCAATTTTTCAAAGTTGACCGTACTCTCACAGGCCGCGCAGGTGACACAATTACCGTTCCAAGTTGGCTTTACATTGGGCCCGCGCAAGACCTGCCCGAAAATGAGCAGGGTGAAGTCACTGAAATGCACACAAAAGATATTTCCTACACAGTTAAAAAAGCAGTCAAAAATGTGCGCCTGACGGATGAAGCAGTCTTACACGGCAAAGGAGACCCGATAGGAGAGGCCACGCGCCAGCTCCGTATGAGCATCCAAGACAAGTTAGACAATGATGCAGTGGAACTCATGCAAGCCTTAACTCCTACAATCGGACACGTCCACGATGTTTCTGGAGTGGCTATCACTTATGATGATGTTGTAGATGCACTCTATATGATGGAACAATTCCGCGAAGAACAGGGCATTAGAGCATGGTTACTTGCCAGCCCTGCAACCGTGAAAAACATCCGTAAAAGCCCACAGTTTGTTGAACTACCTACAAATTTACGTGACAACACAATCACGACAGGCGTTGTCGGCCAGATTGCCGGATGCAATATTGTAATCTCCAAAAAACTCACCGACAACGAGGCCTACATCCTCACGCCTCAAGTATTCACGGCATTTCTTAAAAGAGATATAACCGTGGAGCGGGAAAGGGAAATGCTATACAAACGTACTATTGTCGGTAGTGACTGCCATTATGTCATAGCCATAGAGGATTATGACCGCCTTGTGGCCTTGCGCTGGGCGGCGTAATGAATGCCTACTATGAGCCATTTTTCAAACAGGAACTCATAGAATCGCCCTCACCGTGGCCGCCTCCATGGAATGACCCTATAATTTCTTGGGGTGATGGTACTAAGGTGCAGGGCGTTTACATCCGTGATGATAGTGTCGAGGTTAGAATAGCCGCCGGAAATGGCCTCCGTACAACAGGGCGTTTTGCATGTAACCCAAACATTCAATTACAACACGGTGATACCTTGCGGCGCGTTGCCGATAATAATTTTTATAGAATCATTGGTGATGCAAAGGCAAGCCCTAAAATAGCAATGGTACAGGTTATGCTTTTTGATTGTGAATTGACAAGTAGAGGTACAGAGGTATGATAACATTAGAATCTGTAATATCCGATATGGAGCGTCTTTGCAATAACTATTTTAACCCACACAACATACACACAGACCCGATGCGCGACCATCCACCAGAATTTTTAGAATTGGCGGAACGCATTTATAATTTCCGCACGGATGCGGCAAACGCTCCGAGGTTGTCAATTTCTGAAAAGGTTGCGGGCTTGCATCAATGGCAACGTGAGGGCGCGGGTGTTTCGTGGCAACAGGTTTTTGCGAGTGACCTTGCTATATGGAAAAGGGCGCGGTTTATGTAACCTTGCAAGATTCACGCAGAATTTTCGCAAGATTCGCGCAACAAATCTCTTGACGATGACCCGCATACTTATGTATTATGTAGTCAAGAATAAAAAAGGGTAAGCGCATGAACGCCTACCCAGTTTTTGGAGCGCAAGCCGTTCGGCGGTTATGACCGAACTCTAACTAAAAAATCAAGTTAAAGTGTTAAGATAAGCCATTCCTTTTGCCGAGGCGGTGGCTTATTTTATTGCAGGTGGAACATTTATTACATTTTGGTGCTTTTATAGACTTCCATGTTACGTATATGAGAATCGCAGTTTGAATAATCTGCACCAACTCATACGGCGAAAATGGTAAAACAGTCATATGACCATCATCCTTTCAAAATAAACAGGAGTCCAGCCATGCACCGCCTACGGCTTGCTTGTCCATTATATCAGCGTTTGAAAATCCTTTCAAATAAAGATTTTTTAGGAGGTATAACCACAGCTTGCTTATCCACTAGGTTTAATGTTTGTTGGTTGGCTACCACTTGAATGAGAGCGTTATTTGATTGAATAAGTCCTTGAATAGTTTTGTCTTTTTCATGTAGTTGGGATTCTAAAAGCCTGATTAAATGGGAATTTTCAACTACATTTTCAACTTGAAAATCCTCTTGAATAACCTCATTCTCTAAAATGTCCTTTATCGTTTCGCCTTGTTCAATCGAAAAATGAGCTAATATCAAGGCTATTCCATCATCATCTATGTAAGATGAACCGTCCTTTTTGAACGTGGGTATATTGTGCTTTTTAACCAAATTGTAAACAGCGGTTTTGCTTTTACCTGCCTGTGTTGCAATCTCTTTTATCGTGAGCATTTTCAATCCACCTTTCAACTACTTGAAAATCATATCATAATATTGAAATCAAGCGCAATACATGTTAAACTTGAAAAAAGCGGGCGAGCCTTGAGCCGAAATTCGGTGACAGGGCTTGAGCCGTTATTTTTTTTCAAAAATGAATGAAGTTTTTATATATAAAAGAGTGTAATTTTTCTTAAATCGAAAAATTGAAATATGCTTGCAAATACTTATTGCTATGTACTACATTTAAATTGACAGTGTAGTACATTTCATGTTATAGTTTGGACATACCAAAATAAGGAGGTGCTACACAGTGGATTTTAACATGGTAGATTTTTTCAAAAAAAAGGACACAACCCTTTATGTACGTATTCCAGAGTACATGAAACACTCTTTAGAATATCACGCAGACCAGCAAGAGGTTTCATTATCAGAGCTTGTGCGAGAAATATTGAAAGCAAGCCAATACGCACGAAATCCCGTGCCTGTTAAATTATCATCATGGTCAAAAGACGAAAATGGCGAATCTATAAACACTCAAGATGACGCGCTAATGTATATTGAAGCCAATGGGAAAACCCATACCGTAAAGCATGAAAAACGAGAGCTTGAGGATTGGGAGCGTGGGTTTGTTCAGCAAATTACTTCTACAAGTGAAGACCCATATTTAACAATCAAAGACAAGCGTGAAATAATTACCAAAATTTATAAAAATATGGACGAGTACAGGAAAAACCGTAAAGGAGGCGAAACCAATTGAATAACTACAAAGACATACCCATATGGGTATGTTGGCGGTTTGAACCCGGCAAGGATGGGAAACTAACAAAAGTACCCTATGACCCTAAAAACGGATGGAAAGCAAAATCAAACAACCCCAGAACATGGGCAACATTTGAGCAAGCTACCGCCGCGATGGAGCGCAATGGGTATGATGGTGTGGGATTCTGTTTTTCCAAAATTGACGGCAACATTGCACTCACTGGCATTGACCTTGATGCCAAAGACGATAAGCCCCGCCTATCACCTGAGGAAATGCAAGAGCTTATAGCCCACACAAACACATATACAGAGCTTTCGCCCTCCGGCAACGGTTATCACATCCTGTTTTTGATAGACCTTTCCAAACTGCCAGCCGATTACAAAACGAAATACTATCAGAAAAACCCTAACAACGGATGCGAGGCGTATATCGCTGGGATGACCTCCAGATTTTTCACCTACACAGGCGAGGCAGTCAACTCCGAGGATGTCGAAGAACGAACGCAACAATTTTTAGAATTTCTTGAAAAGCACATGCAAAAAAAGAGCAAAAATAAACCGTCCACCAGTCAGCCTGCAAGCAATGGGATGGACGGCAAGGGCAATAAAATTATCATTGGAAATGATAACGATATTCTCAGTATAGCACGGAGAGCCAAAAACGGAAATAAATTTACCGCTTTATTTGACCGTGGCGATGTTTCCCAATACAAAGGCGACCATTCCAGTGCTGATATTGCCCTTGCAAATATTCTATCCTTTTACTGCCAAGGTGATACCGCAAGGATTGAAGAACTCTTTAACCAATCAGCACTAGGCCAACGCGACAAATGGAAAAACCGCGCAGATTACCGAACGGCCACCATTGCCAAAGGCGTAGATTTGTGTGGCGGAACTTTTTATCGTCCTCCCGGACGGCCAAAAAAACAGAGGCTTGCCAGTGGCGGCGGTGATAATTGGAATGGTGATATTGAATTTATAACCATTAACGGCCTGCAAAGTTACCTTGAAAAACATTCTATAAGCGTGATGTACAACCTCATAACCAACAGCCTTGATATAACAGGGCTTGAGGAATCCATAACGAGGGAACACGCGCAAAATTCTCTGCCAATCGTTGTATATGACCAAATGCAGTATTTATACAAAAAAGTGTCAAAAGGCGATATTAGAGATTTTCTGAGCGTAGTAGCATTGCGGAACAAATACAATCCTGTGCTAGACACAATAAATAGTGTCGCATGGGATGGTGTAGACCGATTGCCGGAAGTATTTAACATTTTAAAAATTGCCAACAGCGACAACCTAAGTAAAATTCTAATCAAAAAATGGTTGTGGCAATGCTTGAGCCTAGCGAAAAATACCCATACTGAAACACATGCGCCATACGGTGCAGATGGTGTACTCGTCTTAGTAGGTGAACAAGGAATCGGAAAAACTAGCTTTTTGCGCAGAATTGCTTTGAAAAGTGAATTTTTCCTTGAGGGTGCAAAGGTAAACCCAGATAATAAAGATTCTGTTATTGCCGCAACTAGCGTATGGATTACAGAGCTTGGCGAAATCGGTAGCACATTCCGCAGTGACCTTGACCACTTAAAATCATTTATTACACAAAGAGTAGATACCTACCGTAAACCATACGGACATGCAACATTGAAACTTGCACGAAAAACAAGTTTTTGCGGGTCTTGCAATGATGTGGAATACCTCATTGACAGAACTGGTAATAGGCGATTTTGGACGGTACTCACTAATGGTATTAACCTTGCGGCACTTGAAAACCTTGACGTTTCCCAACTATGGGCGCAAGTCGAAGCTAAAACAAAAAATAATATTCAAGGTTTTAGATTGACGGCTGAGGAACAGACCGCACTTGCAAAACGAAACGCCGGACACGAAAAACCGATAAAAGGGCTTGATGAAATTCTCGACCTCATAGCCAAAGCCGATGATAATACTCTCGAATACAGAGAGGTTACTATTTCAGATTTTAAGGCCGCACATGAAATTTTA